TCCTACTGTTGGTGCAACCGTCCGCGCTCTTTCCAAGGAGTACCAGACGATGGTTGAAACTCCTCTTGCGCCAACGACCAACCCAGAGACGGAAGCCTTTAGGCGTGATGTTGAACAACGGATTGCCAGTCAAGTTGCGCTAGGCTCACAGCTTGGTGCGGAAGAGCAGAGGCAGTACCAGCAGGCCGCAAGGGCAGCACAGACTGCCAGAGGCAACATCTTTGGTGTTGCACCAGCCGTAGAGGAAGCAGTCACAACGGGGTTGGCTGGGGAACAAAGGCTCCAGGCTCGCCTCGGTGCAGCCCAAGGATTCTTGGCTTCTGGTCAAAGTATGTCAGACGCAATTGCGCGTGACGTTGGCCTGCGTAACGCCCTTACTCAATCTCGCCTTGGCGCGGCTCAAGGGTTTATTGCAAGCGGTCCTACGCTGTACAACTTGGCTTCACAGCGTCTTGGCACACAGCAAGGTCTGTTAAACAATTACCTTGCCGCCTCCGCACCTCAAGGTACTGGTGGATTCCAAGCCACGCCTTCAGCCGCCAATCCGTATGCCTACGTAAATCCTAACGCTGGATTTATTGGTGCGCAGAATGCGGCGGATATAATGAGAACTCAATATAATTATGCTCAAGGAGTCTATGGCTCGCAGGTTGGCGCACTTGCCAGCCAGCCAAGCGGAGCGCAACAGCTTGGCGCAATTGCTTCTGGCATTGGTTCGCTTATACCAAACATAAGCATTTAAGGAGATTTATGGGTAAAATAAATTTAGATTTGGCGGCAATGTTTCCACAGACTTTTGGCGATAAAGACGCATTGCGTAGGGCTGCAACTGCCGAACAACTCCAGAATGCTCAGTTAAACGCATACACCCAGAATCAGCAAGAGAAGGAAGTAATAAGGTCAAATCAAGTTCTTCCATTTGAAGACTTCAAGATTGATGTAAACGGAGAGCAAATTCCATTCAAGGCATTGCCACCAGAGCAGAAGGCTCAATGGGCTAAACAACGCCAAGTCGATTGGGAGCTAGAGCAATCAAGAAAGTTTACAAAGCACCAGGCAGATATGGCTAAAGCCGAAGTTGAGCTTGAGACAAACCTTCAAAAGAAAATGGATATTCAAGCCTCTCAAGCTGGTGGGAATGTAAAACCTGGTCCAGATTTCTTCCCTGGTGAAATGTTTGGAAAGTCATACGCAAAACAGCTAAAAGATATTGAGCAAGAAATAACTAAAACCGAGCAAAGGCGCAATGTTGCTGGAGTACAAATGCAGGCATTGCAAGATTCTCAAATGCCACAAAGCTATGGTATGCCTTCGGTTACAAAGCCCGCGCAACAGCAACCAGCAGCCCAGCCGCAGGCAGCACAGCCATCCGCACAGCCACAAGCGCAACAGCAAACACAGCAAGCAGTCCCTACCTATAAATCAAGAGACGAGGCAATCCAAGGCGGGGCAAAGGCTGGGGATATTGTTTATATTCCAGGTGTCGGAAAAGTAAGGATAAAATAACACAATGGCAAGTCCCGATTTGGGGTTTGACATTATTGAGCCAGAGGTAAAAGCAGATCAGCAGGATGCTGGTTATGACGTAATTGAGCCAGAAAACGCTCAACCAACGCCTTCGGAATCATTTGAAGTAATCGAACCAGACAGGCAGTACCTATCCCAAATCAAGCGAGACTATGTTTCGCAAGGTGGCAATCCGTTTGATGTCTATGCTCCAGAGCGAGCAAACTTGCTTACCACCGAGTTTAATAAAAATCTTGAGTCTGGCCTGTCTCAAGAGGATGCAATGCTCAAAGCAACTGATGCGCTTGAGGCAATGCCTCCAGAAACAAGGCCAGATGGGTCTATATCCGCAGGATACCTTCCAACTGAGGAAGCTATCCAAAAGGGAATGATACAACCAGCAGCGTTGCCAGCCGTTAGAAAGGCAATGGATGAAGGCGTGCTTACTGTATCGTCTGGATTTGACAAAGATAAAGGCGTTGGATTTGCTGTTGGGAAGGCAAAAGATGGGCGAGTTGTTCGTATTGAGGAAAAGCCACCAACGCTTGTTGGGGCATCGTTAAGGTCGGTTGGAGAACAGATTATACCTAGTGCTAGTGCAGTTGCTGGATCAATCCTTGGCGGAGTTGCTGGCGCGCCAGCGGGGCCAGTTGGAATACTTGCTGGAGGATTGGCTGGTGGTGCTGCTGGATATAAAGCAGGCGAAATGGGGCAAGCTGGACTTGCAAGAATCTTGGCTGGAGAACAAGGTTACGCTGACTACCAAAGGATGCGGGAGGCCGATATTGCTATGTTCCCAATTACAACAAAGTCTCTTGAGATTGCTGCTCCTATGGCTGTTAGTGCTGGGCTTGCAGGACCAACAAGAGCTATCGACAAATTCCAGCAATTGTTACAACCTAAAGCTGTTCCTTCATTGCAGGCAAAGCCGCAACCATCAGAGGTTATTGGAACTATCGAAGACCAACAACCAATACGCCCAGGCGTAGTTGGCGAGGCTGGATTTGAGTCTGGAACAGTACGGCCAGAGTTTAAGATGCCAGAAGTTCCAGAAGGATCTAAAATAGCTAGGACGGCTGAAAGGGTGTTGAAATCTGAAAAAGCACCAGAGCCATTCAAAGCAGAAGTTGCGCTTCAGCCAAGCACAGTTAGGCAGAATGTTCCTCTTGGTGCTATTAAAAGCAATCTTGAAGAGCTTACGGATGATGAACTAAATGTCATCGCAAGAAGAAGCATTACTTCGTCAGCGTATGATGATGCCGAAAGATCAGGGGCGAATGCAATACTAGCCGCAAGGCAGATTGACGCAGACCCAGCATCTGCTGCAATCAATTGGGATGAATTCACTAAAGCCGCATCGTTGGCTGGTGTTTCGTTAAGAAATGTGCGCGAGTATCTGAACACGCCTGCTGGATATTTGGCCACTATATCAAAAGCAGCGGAGGCGGCTAATAGAAATATACCCAAAGACGTAAGCGACAAGGTTCTTAGATTATTTAATGCAAGTAAAAATGCAAAAACCGAATTGGTTAAAGCGGAAGCAAATTATAGATCAAGCTTAACCGATAAGGCTGCTGCTATTGCTGGAAACGCAAGAATTGCGGCAGCCAGCGCGGCAGCAAAACTTCAGAAATATTCAGACAGCATTTTCCCAAAGAAAATTCTTGGAGAAACACTTCCACAAGGAATACAGATTACGCTGTTGAGTCCATTGTCTCTTGTAAAAAATCCAGTATTCAACGTAGCCAGAGCAGTTGGACAACTTGGCGTGAGATCACTAGCAAACGCTGGTGATGCGGTAATAAGCTATGTAACCAAGCAGCCAGGGACAATGGCTCAGTCTGCACTTACCACAAAGGGTGCAATGATTCGTGGCACTGAAAAGACAAAGGAAGCAATTAGGGCATTCTTGGGTGAGGGCATTCCAGCTTCATCTGCTCTGGCTGGAGAAGGAGTTAAGGGATTTACTGTATTCAAATCTCTTGCTCAAGCTTTTACTGGGAAAGACATGGTTACAAATGCAAAGGGCAATATTGCTTTTATTGATCGAGTCCGAAAGCTTACTGAAGGAATAATTGGATTGTACACTGAGCCAGTAGGCAGAACATTAACTCTTGGTGACGTTCCAGCCAGAGGATTTGCAGAGGGAAGACTTCTTGCCCAACAAGCTATTTTGGCTGGCAAAACTCCAGAGGAAGTTATTGCAAGCGTAAGATTCCCAACAAAGGCAGAATTAAAGGGAATATCAAATGAGGCCGCAGAAGCCACATTTCAACAAGACACAAAACTTACAGCAGTAGTTGGTGTTGTTGCAAATGCCGTAAAAAGCATTCCAATTGTTGGCCCACTTACTAAGGCAGTCGTTGCTCCGTATACAAAAACACCAGTTAATGTTGTCACCGATGTTGTTGATGTTGCGGTGCCAGGATTGGCTTTCTCCAAAAGCGCGTATTACGCAGCTAAGGGAGACAGAAGAAAATCACTTGAAGCTGCGGCAAAAGGAATAGTTGGGACAGTAATTGGAGGCACGGCTGCTGCCTTGTATCGCGCTGGGGTTATTACTGGATCTGCCCCAAAGTCTGCAAAAGAACGTGGAATTCAATATGAAACACAGCCTCCGAATACCATAAATATGTCTGGCTTAAATAGGCTATTGAATGGAGAAGATCCAGCAATTCAAGCTGGAGATGATATAAGGAGCTATGAGAATTTTGGTTATCTTGGCACAATCTTTAACGTATATGCAAATGTGCTAAGCAAGAATGAAGGCTCTGGATTGTTGGAGGATGTTCTTGATGTAACCCTCAAAGGCCTGCCGTCAGTTGCAAGCTATACGCTGAACCAAACATTCCTAAAGAGTACAAACACTCTTCTTAATGCAATCTCAAAAGAAGATTATGACAGCTACCTAGAATCACTATACGGAACAATCTCATCAATACCATTCCCAAACACATTGCAAGCGTTCAATAAGGCAAGCCGCGAGAATATGGTTGACCCAAAAACTGATGACAGCTTGCAACTGTTCGCCAATGTTCTCAAATCAAAGATGCCAGAATTCGCGCGCGAAGCGATTGGAGTAGAAGAGTTGCCACTAAAAAGAGATATGTGGGGGAATCCAGTTAAACAGACTCCAGAAGGAGCGAATCCGTTTCTATACAATTTCCTTGATTTCACAAGGTCGAGAGTAGTTCCAAGTGATGAATCCAATCTTGCCCTATATAGGTTATGGAAGGAAACTGGAAATGCTGATGCGTTGCCATCTGTTCCATCAAGGAATGTTATGGACAAAAAAATTACTTACCAGCTTGATCAGAACCAGTACGCAATTTACCAAGAGTATGTCGGGCAAAGGAGAAAGGCTCTTGTGGATAATCTATTCCAGAGTGCAACATTTGATGGAATGGATGCAGACTTCAAGATTAAGGCATTAGAAAAAGCGTATGAGCGTGGTGCTGAAGATGGCAAAAGACAATTCTTAAAATACAATAGAGATTACTTGACACCAAAGGAGAAGTAAAATGGAACGCTACGAAAAGATGATGCAGGCAAACATACCTAAACCTAGTGCTGCTCCAGTTCAGCAGCCAATTGTACGGCAAGCACAACCAATCAATAATCAAATTGAGAGCGTCACGCCAGAACAACCCAAAACTGATCTTGGTTATGATGTTATTGAGCCAGAGGCCAAGGAATCTGGCTTTGACTTAATAAATGCAGCTAAAACAACAGTAAATTGGGAAGGCCGAAGGGATAAAAAGGGCAATCTTTCGGTATATGCCTTGCCTGCTGGTGATATGGGTGGAGATTATGAGGTAGCTGGAATCAATGACAGATACCATCCAGAAGCATTCAGAAAGATTGCAGGCTTGCCAGCCCAGCAGAGGGAAGAAGCAGCCGCAAAATACATCAGCGAATACACAGCACCTTTTGTTTCGAAGCTTCCACAAGCAATCCAGCCATTCGCCCAAGATATGGCGTTTAATAGAGGCATGGGCGGCGCAACAAAGTATATCCAAGAGGGACTAAACTCGCTTGGGTTAAAAGTTGCGGTTGACGGAGCTATTGGGCCAAAGACGATTGAGGCAATCGGAAGTGTAAATCCAAAGCAACTTATGATTGCTGCAAGCCAAGCGCAATTGAATGATGAAAAAGCTAGGGCTGGTGCTGACCCAAGAAGAAAGAAGTTTATTGTTGGTCTTGAAAATAGAATAAACAATAGGCTTAACGCATTTGGAGGCGGTTAGTTATTCTGAATCGTCCTCGAACACATAGGTTGATCCAGCCGTTCCAGAATAGTATTGACCAACTTGCACCTTTGTCCCATTTGAGCCGTAAAAAAGGTATCCACTCTTTGTTACAATTTCGTTCCCACCATAATAAACATCTCCACATGAGGAATAACATCCATTAGGTGTTTGCTTGAGTATGCCATTATCTACTATCAATCCATTGGATGTTATAGCTAATCCCTTGCCACCGCTAAACACGGCGTATCCAGAATCATATACTCCGCCATCAAAGTCTTCAGCCATCACCGATGCCATCAGCATCGCCGTCAGTGTCATAGTTATTATTGCTTTCATTGTGAAAAGTCTCTAGGACAAACCTAAAGCCGTCAAGGATGAAATTAACATCACGCCAAGTTGGTGCGGTAGGAGTAGCTCGCGTCACTGGCGCGTTGCTGCGATGCGGGTACAACGTGCTTACGCCTTACGAGGATTTTGCGGGTTATGATGTAGTGGCCGAGAAGAACAATAAGTTTTTCCGCATCCAAGTTAAGACCGCGCAGACCGTAGAGCCTGGGCGCACCAAGTACCGCTTCACTACCAGCAGTGGCAATGGCTTTAATATCCCCAAGCGTGCCATCAGTGGCGTGGATTATGTGGCCTGCTGGGGCATGAACGATGATCTATTCTGGCTGTTGCCAATCGCCAAGTGCAAAAGCATAACAACTAAACTTTGCCCATCGACAGGTCAGAACTGGCGTGTATTCCAAAGCTTGTGAACGAGAAAGAAGCTTGGGCTAAGTTTGAGGAAGGGCTGAAGGATACAGAATCCTTCGATGAGGCTGTGGCTTGGGTCAAGAAGAACAAGAAGATAGTCGAGAAACTTACTATGATGGCAATGATTAGACGATTTAATGAGGATATTAGCAAAGCTAATAAGACTTGGCGGAACTGAAATAGATTAAAATATATATCGACACCATCGCGGGTTGACAGCTAAACCCGATGGATGGGCAAAATCAATAGTCGGGCTAAAGGCGCAGCGGGTGAGCGAGAATTAGCAAACTACCTGCGGGAGCAAGGCTGGCAGAAGGCCAGAAGAACCGCCCAATACGCAGGCAATCCAGAAGGCGGTAGCGGTGATGTGGTCTGCGAGAACTTCCCATTTCACATTGAAGGCAAGCGATGCCAAGCACTAAAGCCTGAGGAGTGGATGGAGCAATCCAAGCGGGATTGTCCGAAGGGCAAGATCCCAGCAGTTTTCTTTCGCCGTAACGGACGCAAAGAGTGGCTAGTCATAATGACCGCTGACAGCGTGTGCGAATTAGCTCGCCAAATAGCACCAGCAAATGTGAAGATTGAGTATGTACCCAACAACCCTATGTCAACCACAGTCGGTGCTGGATTTTGGGTACACAATCAAGAAGAACTTACCCCATACATACAACCAAAACTAAACCCAAATAAATAAAGGAGATACTACAATGGCACTAACATTAAGTGAATCAGCAAAACAAGAGCGCAAACTACCAGAAGCAGGAGCTACTGTTGGCGTTCTTTACAGCCTAGTTGACCTAGGCCACCAGAAAACCAATTGGGACAACCAAGAGAAGTGGACACCAAAAGTCCGCTTAACCTTTGAGTTGCCCGATCAAACCGATGAGTTTGAGGTCGAGGAGAATGGCAAACGCACCACAGTCCAAAAGCCTATGGTCGTTAGCATCGAACAGACCCGCAGCCTTGGCGAGAAAGCAAGCTTGCGGAAACTGCTTGAGCAGTGGAGAGGTCAGACCTTTACCTCCAAGGAACTCCAAGCATTCAGCTTGAAGAACCTTCTTGGCAAGCCAGCCATGCTGACGCTCATCCACAAGACCAGCCAGCAGGGTCGGCAGTATTGCGCCATCGCGGGTGCATCCAAGCTACCCAAGGGAATGAAAGCACCAGCTACCACCACCAACGATCAGTTGTACTACGAGATCGAGCAGGGTGAGGCTGGGCAGTTCAACGATATGCCCGATTGGTTGCAAGAGAAGATCCGCGCATCCAAGGAGTTTGCTGCCGCTGCTGGCAAGTCCACGGCCACTAGGGTCGAGGTGGACGCAGACGGCAACACGATGCCGTTCTAAATGTATGGCTCTTATTATAACAGCGAAAGAGCCTACTAATTCCCGTCTGGTCGCTACTGACCAGGCGGGACACTGGTACACAGCCGAGGGTGAATCCGCCCACGTTGTGATTGGCAAGAACGGAAAAGAAAGAAACACAACCGTAGCCGATGCGCGCCAGATGGGATTGTACCCATCCGTAACCAGCGTGCTTGGCATTATGGATAAGCCGCAATTGACGGCGTGGAAGATAGAGCAGGCAATCATGTCCTCGCTCACACTTCCGAAGGAGGCAGATGAAACGCTCGAAAACTACGCTCGAAGAGTGGTTAAGGACTCTAAAGAATCAACAACGAAGGCAGCTGAACACGGCACGAAAATGCACACCGAAATGGAGAACATCCTCTTGGGAAGAGCCGTATCCAGAGATGAAACACTTGCTCCGTACATCGAAACCTTTAAGAAGTGGGCCGATGCAAACATTGAAAAAACCTACTGGTGCGAAAAGGGTCTTGTCGGCGCAGGCTATGCGGGAAGGTGTGATGCCTACGTTAAGCTACGCGGTATTGGTGACGCTATCATCGATCTAAAGAATCGTAAGGTAAATCCTAAGTACGATCCTTTCTACGATACGGATTGCGCCCAGCTTTGGGCATACCGAGCCGCAAGCGAGAATCCTAAGTGCGCCTGCGTGTCGGTAGTCCTAGCATCAAACGATTCCACCAAGCTGATGACGAAGGTGTGGGGCGAAGACGAGCTTTACCAGGCTGGCATTGCCTTCTGCGCGATGCAGAAAGTCTGGGCTTGGGTAAAAGGTTACACGCCTCCTGGGATGAAGTTGTGATCGACCCAGCGGATGTCTTATGGCTAGAAGGATTACTCGACCAATTCTATAGAAGGCTTGCAAAATGACTGCACCTACAATTCAAGAGATGGGCAATGCCGCGCAGGAGATAGTCTGGCGCGTGATGGGGAAAGGATCGGATAAGTCTGGTTATGGCGATTGGCTGGAGAAGGATCGGCCTACCCACGATTACCATATCGCTAGGGCTGTTCGTCACCTAGCCACGGCACAGATGCAGCTCCACAAGTCAATGCCTTGCCCTGATAACAATGGAGAAACAAGCGTTGACCACCTTGAGCGCGCTCTGGTAAGATCCTTGTTCGTGTTGGCGCAAATCAAAAAGGAGGTTCCAAGATTATGATTATGGAAGATGTAAGTGTTGATTTTGAGTTTAACGGAGAAAAGTACACTGCGTATGGCAACGCAGAGATTGATACTATCACAGAAGATATTGGTCCAGTTGGTTATAGGGAACATTGCTTTGCCGAGGTGGTCAACAATGTGACTATGTCAAAGATTGAAATCTCAACTGCTACTGAAGACATAAAGAACCCAGGCAAGGAATTGCTGGAAAAGGCTGATGACCTTTTGTCCATTCAAGCAACAGAAGATTTTGACGCTGGCAAATGAAGCTGGCCTTGTCTTGGATCTGTTATCAGATCGGTGATCTGATTAGCCTCACGCTGATGAGGTTTGGCTACGCTTACAGTATCTACAACAAGATGATGACCTGGTCATCCGCACTGGATGAGCATGGCAAAATATGGAAGAACGTAAAATGAAACAAGCATTAGTCACACAATCGTTTGGTGAGGATTGGCAGAAGATTATTGATCTGACTAGGCCGAGGATGGAGGCGTACTGCAACCGCCATAGCACCGACTTCATTCTAATCGACAAGCCTCTCACTCATCCAGCCCAATACTCCAAGTCTGCGATTGGAAACATTATGGCAACGAAGGGCTACGACCAGGTGACATTCGTTGACGCTGACGTTCTGATTGCAAACGATTGTCCCAAGCTATCCGATGACGCTGGGGTGTTCTGTGCCTTTGACGAGGGAGCTTATCTGGATCGCAAGCCAGATATGGTGAAGCTGGCTGGAGCTTTCGGTGGTGTGATCGAGCCTAAGTTTTACGTAAACACTGGCGTGTTCGTAGTTCATACCAAGGCTGTTGGTGTTCTATCAATGCCGCCCATTGGCCTGCACCCAAACCACTTTGCCGAGCAGACTTGGCTCAACGTGATGGCACATCTATGGAACATTCCACTAACCGAGCTTGACCCGTCATTCAATTGCATGACCAGCGTGGAGTCACACTTTGGATTGGATCGCCACAAAGACGCGATGATTATTCATTACGCTGGGCAGTCAAATAATCTGGATAAATTAGCGGCGACGATTGCGGCTGATGACGCAAAGCTGGTGGAGCTGGGTCGGTGAGGTCAACCCAGCTATGTCGCGGTGATTACGATGACAGGGTGCAGCAGTTGGCTGGAGAGGTTGCACTGCAAGCTATCCGCGACCTGCGGATGCTACGCAAGCGAGGGATGGTTAAGGGCATGAAGATTGTTAAGGATCACACGGGCGTGCCACTCAACGATGCGTTGGAATATAAGAACTCGCACGAGGTGCAGAAGCTACTGCGTGACTTCAAGACGGGCGTTGTATCTTGGTGGTGCAGAGCAAGCGGGGTGCAGATCGACAATAGAACGCTGTTACGGAAACTAAAGGAAAACGACTATGTTCTGCCTACTTGATCTTGGCGCGATAGTTTGGGTAATTGCTTCTTTTATTCTTTACAGTTCGATGACATTGTCGGCAATCTATTGTGCGTTGTTCATTATCTTCAAGCTGATTGACTACATAAGAAAGGAGCTGGATCTATGAGGAAAAGAAAGGCAAAGAAATATATTGATGTTGTTAAGACTGAGGAATGCAAGTCAGTCAAGATCACAGTTAATGTTGACGATGACCTTTACGAAGCAATGGCCGAGGCTGGCCGCCAGCATATTGTCAAAGACAAGAAAGCGTGCTTTGAGTATGCGCTGAATAAGGCGTTGATGGAAGTGATTGAGGAAGTAAAATGACTGAGTTCAAGCAGAAGGTTTTAACCGCTTCAGTAGATAGGTACGTCCTAACCAAGACGCAGTGTGAGATGCTGCGCCAGGATGCGGAAGTGATCGGGATGAAGCGTGCGCCAGTGCTGTCGAAGGATGGAGTAACACGTACGATATCACGTACGCGAACCTGCTCATCGTGCTGGATACCTTTCGCCAAGCATTACGAGTGGATCTACAATGTGATGCGAGAGATTACGGAAGGCATCAATGCCGAGCAATGGCGTTTCGACATCCAAGGCATCCAACAGTTGCAGATACTGCGTTACCGCCCACTACAGAAGTTCTCCTGGCATTGGGATACATACACATCCGAAGTACCAGTACGCAAGCTGACAGCGGTGGTGAACTTGTCCGCGCCAGAGGAGTATATCGGAGGCGGGTTGCAGGTTAAGGCTGATATGGAGAACGCTCAGTTCGTCCTCGAGCAAGGAGCAGGTTGCTGGTTTCCATCCTACCTGGAGCATCGTGCGCGTGCGCCTATATGGGGTACACGCTGGGTGTTGGTGGCTTGGTTTACTGGACCTGCTTGGAAATGACCCACGCTGCTAATCTTCCCCGCCACTTGTACGTCAAGTGCGATATGGAGTTTGTGTCTGATGGCGAGAAGCAAGGCATAGAAGACGCTGTCTGGTTTGGCCTAACCGCAGTTCCTGGCCGAGCTTGGGGATGCACAATTATGCTCAAGTGTGGCGCGCTGTACCGAGGCTTACCACTACACGCTTTGGCTCATGGCGAGATTGCAATTATGGATTGGGATATAAACGATGCGCAACGCTGGGATTGTTTTGGTTGGAACTTCACAACAATCGAGTACGAGTATCTGATGGGGCTGTCTTGCCGAGTGTGGATTGCCAGCAAGAAGGATTGGGAGGTTGGTCGTTATCTATTCACAGCCGAGCCTTACGGAGATGGTTTCTCTATGACTCCAGAGCAAACCAAATCACACCATTTCATTGCACTTAACAATGGGCGCATCACGGCTGTTCCAGGTAATAATGTGCTTTGGAAAGAATCAAGCTTCACCACTCCAAGCGAGAAACCTAATTGGCTGCGGACGCAGTCGCAGGTCTGGCATGGAGAGCAGGCCACATGGGATAATGTGGTTGGTGAGGAAACAGCATAGGAGGTCACAATGCCACTAGGTAAAGACGTAAGTAAGAATATGAGTGAGTTGGCCAGGGACAACCGCAAGAAGGGCAGCGAGCGTGGAGCAGGCGGTAAGCCTCGCTCACGCGAGCAGATGATTGCCATCGCGCTGTCAGCAGCAGGCAAGAGCAAGCCACGCAAGTTTCGAATGCGGTCTGGTTCGTAATGCAAGTCGAGGCTAAAGATCGCCTCAAGTGGGCGCGCGAGATCCTTTCAATTGCACGCAATAAGCTTGTAGTTGAGAGGAATCGCGCGACTCACGGACACGCGATAGATATGATCCAGATCATAACGATGGTCGATGCAGCGAGCCTGGTGTGCAAGGAAGTGGTGGGTGAGGAATGAAGTACCTATCTGTCTGTTCTGGCATTGAAGCAGCGTCCAAGGCTTGGGAGCCTATCGGATGGGAGCCAGTTGCGTTTTCAGAAATAGAGCCATTTCCGTCAGCGGTGCTGAAGCATCATTGGCCGAAAGTACCAAACCTAGGAGATATGAGTAAATATGAACAATGGAATATACAAAGCGGATCAGTTGACCTTCTGGTCGGAGGCACGCCCTGCCAATCCTTTTCAGTCGCAGGACTTAGGCAAGGACTCAAAGACCCCAGAGGAAACCTTATGCTTACATACCTTGCAATCGCTGAACGTCTCAAACCTCGATGGCTTGTCTGGGAAAATGTCCCTGGTGTCTTGTCGTCTAACGGAGGAAAAGATTTTGGTTCCTTCCTCGGAGCGTTGGGGGAGTTGGGGTATGAGTGGGCGTACCGAGTGCTGGACGCTCAATGGTTCGGAGTGGCCCAAAGACGCAGACGTGTGTTCGTTGTCGCACATCTTGGAAAAGGGAACTTTGCCGCCAAGGTTTTATTTGAGTCCGAAAGCGTGCGCAGGGATACTCCGCCGAGCCGAGAAACGAGGCAAGGAGTTGCCACCAATGTTGAAACAGGCGTTGGAGTTAGCCCAACAATCACCCAATGCAAAGGAAGTCGAGGAGGATGTAGTGACGAAGCCTTGATGGAGATTAAGGCAGTTCACGAAGCGACTGCATTCAGGATGCAAGCGTTTGGCGAATATGCCAACGATGGAACTGCTTCGGCAATGAAGGCTAGAGATTACAAGGACGCTACCGATCTTGTTGCATCTCCAGTAATCATTGATCGAGCTGCATTCAACCAAGGACAGAATGCACAATACAAGCCACGGATTGAGCATAGTGAGACTATGGATTCTCTAGTTGCTAGAGGTCCGCACGCTGTTGCAATCCCCATCCACGACCAAGCGACACGACACTCTGGCAAACACGGAGACAAGCAAGACGGAAAGGGCAATGGACTTGGAGTGGGTAAGCCTGGCGATCCTTGCCCAACCTTAACCAAGGGTGACAAGCACGCTGTCCTTTACGAAAACCATCCCAACGACAGCCGAGTAACTGGCCCGCACGATGTCGATCCTAGTTGCGTATCACGATACGGAACAGGCGGTGGGAATGTGCCGTTGGTGCAGGAACCAGTAGCAGTCGATTGCTATAACAAAACAATCGGAGATAAGTCGCAGTCAATTTCATCTTCAGCATCCGACATCAATCATACTGGTGGAGTCATCAACCCAGCGGATCGGATGGCAGTGCGCAGACTCACGCCAAGAGAATGCGAACGACTGCAAGGCTTTAACGATGATCACACGATGATTCCTTGGCGTAACAAGCCAGCGGATCAATGCCCAGATGGTCCGAGATACAAAGCCTTGGGAAACTCAATGGCCGTGCCGTGCATGGCTTGGATTGGGAAAAGGATTGACGCGGTGGAAAAAACCAAATAGAAAGGCAGGCCAAATGAAACTATGGACAAATAACACAAACGCAATTCACAAAGTCGATGACAATATGCTCTATCCACGCACTACCTATGTGTTGCCCGATGAGCTAACTGGACCAATCTGGGACGATTCAATCCCTTGCCCACACAAGATCAAGCCTTATTACAAAGGGCGTGCTGCTGGTGGGGCAACAGCCGTCTACCGCGCTGGAGCAATTGGTGACGCGATCATCGCTACTGCCTTCGTCAACTACTTGGTGCAGGAGTCGGGCGGGGTTGTGGAAGTTTACGCACCTGCCCGCAACCTTCCTCTCTACGCTGGGCTGGGTGCAAAGCTGTGGCCGTTGCCTGCATCGCTAGAGGCGTGGGATAGTTTCGATGCACACCTACCTACTGACGATCTGTTCAGCGGGCAGGTTGGCAACACGAAGCTAGGCACTGGTCCTGGCAACTGCTACCAGAGGATCTACGAGTGGATGGGTGTATGGGATGAGAAGACGATGGCTAAGTATTGTAAGCCAGTGCTGCATCTCATCGAGCCAGACCACGAAGAGCTAAAGGCGATGGGCAAGTGGCCGTTGCCTAGTCCTTTCTTTGCCTACCATGTCAGCAGTTCTGGTCCGACCCGCACCTACCCGCCAACGATGGGGCAGGAGGCGGTGCTGGCGTTGCTTGAGGCTTACCCCAAACATCACGCTGTTATTATCGGGCTGGATAACTCAAACAACTTTAAGGTGGATCATCCGCGAGTGATTGATCTATTTAACTGCACCAAGACTGTGCGTTCGCTGTTCCCGATTATTAGTGGGGCTGACTTCGTTGTCGCGCCAGATAGCTCAGTCAACCACATGGCTGCTGGATTGGATACGCCGTGTGTGTCGTTGTGGGGTTCGTATGATCCAGCTGATCGCATGACTTACTATCCGAAGAACGTATCGGTGTTCAAGCCCGATACTTGTCCGCACGCACCTTGCCGTCCGCACGCTGGGTTGCCCCAGGCCAAGTGTAAGGATGCAACCAACCGCACCAAGAAGACGCAGATGTGGTGCAATGCGCTTCGCAACATCACTGCTGAAGATATTGTCGAGGCGGCGAAGAAGGTGGTGGAGCTGGGGGATAAGCAACATGAGGAGAAGAAATGAATAAAGTAAAGTTCCGTTGGGGTGAGGAAACCTACACCCTTTGCGTAACCCAAGACGATTGTTGGCTTGAGGACGGACCTTCTGACATTTCGGACAGAATGCTGAAGGGCATGGACGAGCTTGCCATGGAGAATGGTATGCTCCCGCCTAAAGGTTTGTGTGCCGAATGCTGGAAAGGAACTTACGAGGCAATAGTCGAGGACTACCATATAGGAGGTGAAACCATTAAAGACCTTGATCTAGAAAGATGCCCTAGGTGCAGACACACCATTTTGCCTTGGCAATCGGTGGAGAGAGTTGATGAGGTATTGGAGGCATTGAAGAAGCCAGCAGAGCTATGTCCTACTTGTCGCAAGTCAAACACGATTGAGGTTACTGGTGATATTAAGATGGATTCGGTTTGCAAGCTGAACGGAGAGCCTTTCACCGTACCAAACATAACCAGGACGCAATGCCCTAAGTGTAAGGATGAGTTCTTCACTATGTCTGAATGCGAAAAGATTGAGGCCGCTATCCAAGCAGAGCAGAAGAGGCGTGGGTTGAAATGAGTTTTGAGAAAGGCAACAGCAAGGATGGCAAGCATTACTGGCTTACTCCTCCAGAACTTTATAGGCAACTCAACGATGAGTTTGCGTTTACATTTGATCCTTGCCCGTATCCAAAGCCAGATAACTTTGATGGCCTTGACGCTGAGTGGGGTGAATCTAATTATGTGAATCCTCCATTTGGAGTTGTCCTTAACAAAGGAAAGAAGAAGGGTGCTACTGCTTGGGCTAGGAAATGTATTGAGGAAAGCAAGAAGGGAAAGAAAGTTGTTATGGTGTATCCAATTGATAAGTGGGTTTTAATGTTGCTTGAAGCTGGTGCAAAGGTTAGGAATTTGAAGGATGTTAAATGGATTGCAACAGAGGACGGATCTGTTGGCCCTGGTACTGGAAGGCATATCGCTTGCTTTATTCTTGATGGAGAAAAACAAAAAGGAAGTTACAGAATGTAGTATAACTAACTGGCGTTGTGGTATGCAAGGAGATCTTGCATCGGGCGTTTCCTCAGTGTGTCTACCCCTTGAATCAGAGCCAGTTTGAATTTTAATATGAAAACCAGAAGAGATGCAATCTTGGAACATTTGAGAAAGTATACACTTTCATCAAAGCAAATATCTGAAATGTCGGATCTGGAATATGACTTACATTGCAGGGAGTGTGAGAATGATATGAAGGAAATTAACGAGTCCTATGACAACAGCACAACGGCAAGCTGAAGAGATCGTAGGCCAAGTGGATTGGCAGTCCGAGAACCACGGGCTGTGCAAATGCCCTGGGGAAGCTGCTCATACCAGCCACACCCGAATCAGAGACACAACGGTGTTCGTAGATGGCGCGCCGACTATCTTCTGCTGGCATACCTCCTGCACGCCGTATCGTGATGAGGCTAACCGCAAGTTGCGCCGAGCTATATCCAGCGATGTTCTTTACAAGCCAGTAAACATTATGTCGGGTGGCACAGCCGTACCCAAGCTGGTAATCAAGAAAGACCCACACTCCGAGGTGTTGGATAGGATTAAGACGATTGCTGAATCCAACAAACAACGCTACCTCACGCATTATACTTGGGACCCAGCGGATATGTACGAGGAAAGTCCAACCAAGCTTGGCGATCCAGCGCAGGACTATCAGTTGTTCCTATCGCTTTTCAACGCTCTTGACAACATCTGGATAGGCAACGTAACGGACAGCGGTAAGCATCCACAGAACTTCCGCATAGCTTACGAGTGGAAGAAGCTGGATGAGCCAATCGGGCAGTACACAACTGGCGCGAGCTACAAGCAGGGTACAGTCAGTCGATCCAACGATACGGTTGAGCATAGGGTGTTCTTGGTTGTCGAGTCCGATGTACTCAGCAAGCCAGAGATGGGCGCGGTGTTCCAATTGATGCGCGATTTATTCAGCATGAAACTACACGCTGTCGTGGATACTGGCGGAAAGAGCTTGCATGGTTGGTTTGAGATGCCACCTAAGAACGAATGGGTGGAACAGTTAAAAGCTTTTCTTATTCCGTTAGGATGCGATCCTGCAACATTCAAACCCAGTCAACCCGTTAGGATTCCTGGGGCAAAGAGAGAAGACAAAATGCAAAGCCTATTATGGTTTTGCAAAGGAGGAAAATGATAGAGCCAGCAGTAGCACTTGGTATCAAACCGAAGACGGACGAGTGGCCACCGATCAAATCTTATGCACAACTTGTTAAGGAAGACCTGCCCGCACCAGAGACGTTAATTGAGGGAATGCTGCACAGAGGCGGGAAGATGTTGCTGGGTGGAGGAAGCAAGGCGTTTAAGAGTTGGAGTCTAATCGACCTAGCCCTTTCGTTACACGCTGGTGTGCCTTGGTGGGGACAACAGTGCAAGATGTCGCGGGTGTTGTTTATCAATTTTGAGATCCAAGAGTGGAGTTTCCGCAATCGTTTAGCTGATGTTATCAAAGCCAAAGGACTAGAGGATAAGGCCGATGACTTCGATGTGTGGACGCTCCGAGGCCACGCTGCCGACTTGACTCTCATCCGTCCTATGATCGAGAAGCAGATTGAAGGCAAGGGCTACCAAGCGATTATCCTCGATCCAAACTATATGCTGATGGGTGAGAGAGATGAGAACAGTGCGGGCGATATGTCATCATTGATGAACGAGTTTGAGTACCTAGCCACACGCCACAATCTGTCGATCATACTTAGCCATCACTTCAGCAAGGGTAACAAGTCGGGTGCAGAGTCGATTGACCGCTTCAGTGGGTCGGGCGTGTTCGCCCGTAATCCAGATACGTTGGTCGTTCTGACTGCCCACGAGGAGGATGAGAAGACTTACACTTGTGACATCACACTGCGTAACTTCCCGCCAGTAGATAGCTTTGTCGTTCAGTGGCATTACCCGCTGTTCCAGGCCAACTTTGCACTAAACCCAGACAAGCTAAAGAAGCCAGGCGCACACAAGGCTGTTGACGATAAAAGGTTCTTAACTGAGATGGGTAGCAAGCAGTGGCAAGCGGGTGATTTATGCCGCCATATCATCGAAAAGTTGGAAGTATCGGAAAGTACGTTTTATAGGTATCTAAAACGCCTTCATAAAGCTAACAAGATATTGTCTGACAGCGGCTTGTATATTGCCAATCAGACCGCTTTCTAATCCACTTTCAACCCACTATCATTTATAGAGCAGTCAGACTCCTTATATATATAAGGAATAATTCGCGAAGGAAAAGTAGGAACAGGACTCCTTAGTCCGTCCTGTCCCTACTACGCTACGCTATTTCCGTAGCGTTCTCCTAAATGAACAAACAG